TCTCATTACCTGTATACCTTTATCATAATCTGCTTGTAATTTTGCTTGTTGTGATTGATACCATTTATATCTTTGTTCTTCTCTAGCCATTCTTACGTTTGCCTCAGCAACATACCCTTGAGCTTGTGAAATATATGATTGAGCAGATTGTAAATAACTTGGAACACCTTCAATATCTAACTTATAAGAAGCCATAATACTGTTAATTTCTGAAATTGCAACATTCGCTCTAGCTAATTCTTGTCCGGCAACTGCCACAGTAGCATTTAATTGATTAATTCGTGAGTCACCCTGTTCTTTTCTTGCTCTTGATGCAGTAATATATGAACTAGAAAATGCTATTCTTGATTGAACTTCGTTTGCATAAGCTTGGACAGTTGAGTTAAATCCATTAGCTTGCGATAAATAACCATTAGCAGTATCCATGTAAGACCTAGATGCAGCAAGCTTACCATTCCAATTTTGAGCCTTAGCTGAAATCCAACTAAAACGACTAGATACCTCTGATGAAAAAGCATTGACTTCTTTTATTAAAGTATCACAAAGCGTTGTCCACTCTTTAATATAAGCATCAGCTATTTTTAAATCAGCGTTTACAGCATCTATAGTAGACCTAGCTTGTTGCATACGAGCATTTGCTAAATCAATATCTTCATTTGTTAAATCATTATCTATGTCTGACAAATTAGCAACTAAGTCATAATTAGCATTTGGAAAATCTCCATTAATATAGCTAATAGCTCTATTAACATGAGTCGCTACATTAGTCATCCCTGTTCCAGTAATATAGGTATCTTCATCTCCTAATAATGAAGGGTCTCCAACTCCATCTCTAAATTTTTGTGCAGCAGTTTCTATTGCCTCTATAGCATCTTTTATATCAGACGAAGAAGTATCAGCTAATGTTACTGCCTGTCCAATTTCAGTAACCGCTCCACTTACCTCACCAACAGCCTTGCCAATTTCTCCAGCCATATTTGATAAAGCAGTTACAGAAGAACCAGCTTGAGTTTTCATAGCTGTTAAGGCAATTACAATATTGTTAGAACCAGAAGTTGGGTCTGAACCTAATACTGTTTCTGCATCAACTAAGTTTGCATCTATTGCATTGTAAGCTGTTTCTGCATTCCCTAAAATATCAAAAGCATCAGTGCCACTACTAGGACTGTTATTATCTATTAAATTTTGAGCGTTTAACATCGCATCTCTTACAACTTGAAATCTTTTATTTGTGTTATCCCATAGCTCTGTAGTATCATCAATATCAGCTATATCTGTATAATAGTTATCTACTTTAGTTTTTGCAGTATCAATTATTTCATCAGCTTTGTTTAATTCAGTTGATATAGCACCAATAGCAGTTGTATCAAGTGCGGAAACTGTATTCATGTTACCCATTACATTTTGCAAGGATTTTACAGAAGCATAGAGTGGCACTAGATATTCATATTCATCTGGAAAATTTGATATAGCTGAATCGCTATAAGCTACTGTAGGATTGTTTACTTCTAAATACTTACAACTACCCGAAGCTGGCAAAGCATTTAACTTATTATTATAAATATAGTATACCGGGTCTGTCGTTGTTGCTGCGTTCATATCTGCACTATCTGAGGCTCTACCTCTTAGTGAAGCTGGTATTTGCCTACAGGGTTGCTCTATGGTACCATCATTTCTTGTAACCATCAATACTTGAGCAGAATCTAATGTTTCAGCCTCGCTTCCAACTGCTGTACTGGTAAACGTATCCTCAGTTGCACAAAACATTTTAAGTCTTACTGGCATAGAATTAATAACTTCCATAGCACCATCACTTAAAAACTGCGTTAATTCTGTTTGAGTAGGAGCACTACTACCATCTATACTAAGACTTGTTAACCCTTCTACTTGTGCTTCAAATGTTGCCATTATTTAGCTCTCCTAACCTTTCTTGCTACCGCTTTACTATATTTAGCCCTACCTTTTCCTTTTGCAGAAGCTGCTCTTTTCTTTCTATTGGTAGCAGCCTTTTGACTTTTTGTTAAACTTTTTCTAACTGATTCTGGTAAATAACGACCTCTTTTCTTTTTAGGTTTTTTCTTGTCACCCTTACTTACATAATCCCACTTTTGTTTAGACCATTTAGATAATTTATTTTTAGATGATTTTTTACCAGAGTATGTACCACCCATATCTTTGTAATACTTTACTGCAAGTTGCATAGCTCTAGCAGAATGCTTACCACCCATCTTTGCTTTAGCTTTTGCTTTGGCTCTTGCCCATTTTGCCGGGTCTCTTTTCTTTGCAGTTGCCATTATTTTTTAATCTTCTTAACTTTTCCGTTTTTTGTTCTAGCAAACTTATGAGTTTTTGTTTCCCTTATCAAAGTTCCATAATGTTTCTTGCCACCCCACATCCAACTAACAGTTTTTGCCATTATTTCTTCTTTTTCTTTGCTTTTGAATGAACCATTTGAACTTTAAAACTAGCCATTAGACTAGAACCTTTATGTGATTTATAACCACCCTTTGGGTTTTTCATTAATTTATATCCAGCACCAGATTTCATCCAATGATAACCAGCCGGAGCTTTTACTTTTTTATTCATTTCTTTTTCTTCTTAGCTTTATTTCTTTTACTTATTGCCGCTGCCTTTTTTCTTGCATCAGCCTTTGAACTTGCTCCCCAAGCTCTTAAAGACAATAATAGCCTTGTCGGCTTTCCATTTTTTCTTTCTGCTCCGGGCATATTACCCATGCGAGCAAGAAAGCTAGCTCTTCTAGGATTGTCTCCAGACTTTACAGGAGCTTTTAATGTACCGCCAGTTTGTTTTTTATAACTAGCTCTACCTTTTGCATTTAAACCACCTTTTGGATTTTTCCCAGCTTTACGTTGCCAAGCCGGTGATTTCTTACGTGATGATTTTGATTTACGAGGCATTTCTTATTTGATTCATTTTTTTTATGCTATCATCCATTGATAAAGTAGAAAATTCAATATCTGTTCTTTTTCCTATTTCGCTTCTCATAAACATAGTATTAGTAAATTTACGAACAAATGCTTTTTTACCACAAGACCTACAGTAAAACCATTTCTCTTTATTAGGCTGATTACAATGTTGACAGTTTTCCATATATTCCTTTTTGAATTTGGGGGCTACCCTTTATACGATAACCCCCATAGTTTCAAGAACTATTATCTTTATTTATTAAGATTAAGCAAATGGTGTAGCGACAGTACCAGACGCATATACAGTTGCCTGTATTTGCCACATTTTGTCACTAAGACCAAGTAGCTCTACTACAGCAGAAACTCCTGTTGTTGTGCCATTCATTGAGAACACATCATCATCAGATTCATCTGGTGCAAAAACCTTGTGCTGTGCAGCAGTACCATCAGCAGAATCTATCATAAGAGCATATCCACTTAATAAGGTAGTTGTTGCATCACAGGTAATTGAATGAGAATTACTTGTTACTGCTCCAAAGATAATTTTTATCTTCGCTCCAATCGTTGGTGCTGGAAGCGTTACCGCACAGCCATCAACTTTTGTTACAAGATAAGCGTGTCCATCAACTGCTGAAAAATTAGCAGTTTTTGCAGACATTTTGTAAACCTCTGGAACTTTACCATAGTTATTACTGTTAACATTTGAACTATCACTTCTCATCATTAAGCTCCTTCAAAGTTAAACAACGCATGAGTTTCTGGTAAAGATATTTCAAGACCAGCTTCCGTTAAGATTAAGTCTTTACGTAAATCCTCATCAGCACTCTGTACGTTTGTTGTAATTGCAGTATCACGATTAATACCATTACCAACTAATGGTCTGTAAGAAACGTGCTCAAGGTCAACCATCGCCATAAAAGTAGAAGCAAGTCCTCTGAACAAAGGTTCTTTAACAAGTGTTAAATCACCATGAACAGTATCAATCTTCATGACCTTATGACCAAAGCTACCCTGTGCTCTTTCAAGCATATATTGAGCTTGTGTACTTACAGTAGAATTATCAATAAAACCATTATTACCCATTTTGTTGAATAATGAAATTACTGGTAAGGAACACAAAGCAAGCTTTGATGCACTGCCACCACGAGCTGGGTCAAACACAACTTCAAAATCACCAAGTAAATTATCGTAAGTCATGCTACCAGCAGCGATTGATTTGTGATATGCCGCTCCTTCAACGTATGAAAGCTTCGTTGAGTCTGTTACAGGGGCAGCACCTTCAGCGATAATATGACCGACAATACCTTCGGTATATTGAACACCACCAACACTAGCACGCTGACCAAACAACATAGCTCTTTCAATATCAACTTTATGTTCACGTAATTTAAGATTCCAGATTCTATCCCATTCATCAGCATAACCACGATAAACTGTAGCTCTGGCTGTGTTTGTCATTTCACAAGCTGTTTTAAATATTTGAGTAAACCCAAAGTCATTATCTAATTCTTGTGAAAAAACATCTGGAGCACCTGTACCTTCACCATAAGCAGTACCAATTACTTGAGCATTTACTGCTGTACTGGAACCATCAATAGTTACAGCACTTGTGCTATTTTCTCTTAACCAACGAACTTCTATTTCGGTAGCAGAGTTTACTGCTGTAATAACACAAGTTGCAGCGTTTGTTCCTTCACCCATATCAGAAATTGTTGATGATACCATTATAACCATACCCTTTATCAACCAAGGTGAAGAAGAAATTGTCATTGTGTCAGTTGTATCTTCTGCTATTGCACCAAGGTTGCTTGAAATGGTAAAGGTTCTATCCGTCATTGAAACCTTAGTTCTGTCCTCTAAAAATCTAAATTGAGAGTCAGAGGTTGGAACTTTTCCTACTTGCGACAAGTATACGAAAAATGGAGATTCTTCTGGAGCTAATTCAGCAATTCTATCACTAAAGTCAAATAAACGACGTGATGGGATAGTATTGTCAATAACTGCACCCGGAGTACCAAATTTCACCTGTCCACTATTATAAGTAGCCATTTTTATTCTCCTAGTTTATTTATAGAACTTTACTACGTGCTCCAGCTTTAACTACGGAATCCCACATCGCATCTAAATCATTTTTTACTTTAGGTGCTTGACCTTGTAGGACTCCAGCAGAGCGAGGAGCTTCTTGTGCAGCCTTAACTGCACTTATAGTATCCGTGTTTTGATTTGTTCCCTTGACATCACGATACAGTTTTACAAGATTTCCCATACCAACAGCTTCTTTTGGTTGTGTTGTAAATTGTAGAAAATCTTTTATTTCTGAGTCTGACATCTTATAAGTATTTCTTAACTCATTAACAGTATTATTTAAATGCAGTTGTGTTTGCATTTCTTGTTGTTGTTGAGCAATTTTTTTACTTACTATTTGATTTGCCATGTTTTCCATTTCATTTTTTACATGACGATTAGATGCAGAACCTTTTTCTGTAAACGCTTCCCAAGGATTAAATTCGTCTTTACCTATACCGGGAGTTGATTGTGGTGTATCAGCGGGATTTTGTGCAATTCCATCTTGTAGTTTCTGAACTAAATCTGGTCGAGACTCTAAAAGATTAACCAATGGCTCATATTTTTTCAACCCTTTTAATTCCGCTTGACTGCGGTCATACATAGATTGAAACTTTCTAGCTTCTGATTCCTCTGTTAAAGGCTGTTCCTGTGTTTGTTCAGCGACAGATGGTTGCCCATGCTGCCCCAAAACTTCTTGCTCCGCTAATATCATTTCATCTCCATTCGTTTGAGCTTCGACATTAGCCTCATTGTTTTGTAACGCTTCCATACTTACTCCTTTTAAGATGTCTGTGTTGGTCTTTGAGCAGAACTAACAGCCTTATCAGCCTCTCGGTTGATTCGGTTTGCTAATTTCTCTACCTCAAGCTTCACCTCTGTTTCAAGTTTATTACGTTGTACTCTTCTATCCGCCTTAGAGTCAGAATTAACTTCGGAAAGTCTTGATTTAAACTTCTCGACTTCAACTCTTTTTCTATCTTGAATAGACTCTCTTGTGGCTGTTTGCAAGTCTCCTTGCAAATTCTTTATTTGACTTCCAAGTGCCTGTATTTGTTGTTGCATTTTTTCTCTTTCATCTGTTCTTCTCATAACACCTTCTTTGTCAAAAATTTCTGGATTCTTTTTAAGAACCTCAAATCTATCAATAATTCCTAATTGAAAAGCCTCTAAGTATACACTTAGTTCTGCCCATTTATTTGTAGGCATAGTAGAGCCGGGTTCAATTCTAATATCATGTTGCTCTATATTGTACTTTTCTTTTTTAATATCTACTACTGCACCAGAAACATCAGTATAAAAATTTACCATTACCTCTGTTAAGTCATTGTTTGGCTGTGCCAATCTAAACATTTTTTTATAGGTATAGTGACCTTTCGATAAATTATAAATTACCTTACCAAGTCTATTTATAGAAAATTCAATATCACGCAATTTAGACTTAGGTCTTTCACTTCCTTGAGCAATCATCCTTTCAGTTCCTCGAACTGTATCTGGTGCTTTATCAGTAAACCCGTGCATCATCTCTGGTAAACCAAATATAAAATCAATATAAAATTCACATTGTTGTATTAACCTATAAAACTCTCCAGCAAGGGGAGAGGGTTGCGGATAATGTGGTTCACCTTGCGATGAGTCTACCTCAATAACAGCATTTGGATTTGCCCAATCTTGTTCTAGTTGAGAAATATCATCAACGCTTCCTAGAGGAACCAACAGCTTTAACCCAGCAGATGCTTGAGCGTGAGACAAAGCAAGCGACCAGAGTTTATTTAACAACCTTTGCATTGGTCTTGCTCTTGAAATATCAGACTTTGGATAAGGTGTTCCTGTCCAAACATTTGGCAAGGGAACAATCGGATATATGTCTGTATTTAAAATAGTTTCATATAATATAACCTCACCAATAGAAGCACAAACTTTTACTCTTGTTTGGAACACCTGTTGAACATCTACTAAGCCAGCTTCTAATATATCAACATTGTCTACGCTAAACTTATTAAATTCATCTTCTGATAAAACCATTTCATCGTTTGTTTGCTGACTTACTACAATATAAAATGGAACTTTTACTTTGTAAAATCTTTCTAATATTCTATAATCTTTTGTCTGTACATAATCTTTGTCTTTAACTTCGGCTGGAGTAAAAACTTTATTTGAATTTTTATTTTGAGAAGCTGGATAATCTCTGTCATAGTTATCAGAGTGTTCAGAAATACTATGAATTAAGCCTTCAATAATTTCTCCTGTTTCTGGGTCTTGCTGGTCTCCTAGCTCTGGATAAAGATTTAAGACTTGTTCACCTGTTAAAACAGTAGATAGAATAATACCATCTGCATCATCTGCCCATCTATTTCTTGATGAAGGCGATATATAAACTCTAAAAGGGTCAACATAAGTAAACTTAATGTCTCCCTTACCAAAATCAGACTCTCTATCAGTATACGCATAAAGATACCCTAACCCTGTTGTAGCATAATCATGTATTGCTTGTTTCATTTGTGAATCACCATCAGATATTTGCCATATATATCCAACGATTGTTCTCCATACAGATGCTACTTTGACATCTGAATCTTCTCTAGGTGTAATTGTAAACGCTGGTGGTCTCGATGTTAAAACTGCCTTAAACTTTTCAACAGCAGCAGAGACCCTATCCATAGGCACATCTGCTTGATTACGAGATTGCAACTCATCTGATTCATCTGTTGTAAAGTGATTGCCTAAATAAAAATCAATATCTTTACGAGCTTCTTCATCCCAATCTGCTCTAGCATCACTCCATTCCCTATATAGCTGTTCATTATAATCAGCTCTAGGGTCTTTTTGCATTTTTTCTGGCATTATCTATTCATCATCTGTAATAGCTGTAACGGATATTGTTCATTTGACATTTCTATTCTTTCTGGCTGTACCTGTTCTCCAGATTGTCTTGCAAGCATCAAAGCCATTTGTATCATCTCTGGAGTGATTTGAACATTTGAACTATCTCTTGGCATAAATCCTCCAGCACCAAACATAGGATTGCCAGCATACATAGAAGGATTTGCCATTCTTTCGTCAATCATTAGTGGGTCATCATCAACATTACCACCTTCTTGATAGTTGTTTACATATCCACCATCTTTCATATAACCCATACGATTTCTAACCATTTCTGGTAATTTAGATAAACCCGGATTATTGCTAGGTATTTCTTTTAAATCTTTTTTCATTCCTCCGTGTTCATAGCCAAGCATCGCAGTAGGACTACCACCTTTTGGTCTTTTCATAGACATCCCTCTAGCAGTTACATAACCACCTCTAGCAAAATTTTTCATATTCTCTAATTGAGAAGCTGCGATTAAACTATCAATACTTTCGTGAGCTTTTGGCTTTTGATTAAGAGCCATCATAAAACCCATTCCATATTTGTTTACAGTTTTTGGTGGCATAATAGCCTCATCAGCACCGACCATTATTGGCATTACTTTACCGCCACCCTTATAGCCTTGCATTGGTTTTACTTTACCACCACCCATATATTTTTTCATTTCATTTTTGTACATAGCGTCTATTATCTCTTTATTTGCGATTGCTGAATCTCTGTTAATAACAAAGGAACCATTCGGAACTCCTTTCAAAACTATTGTATCCGATGATGCCATTAATCTTTTATTTCTATATGAACTAAATCATCAAAGCCATTATCCTTTACATCTCCATCACTATCCCAATCTCCACCCCATCGAACTGGAACATTAAGCTGTTTAGCGATACCTCTTATCATCCCACCCATGTAATGAAACCCATCTCTATTTTTCCAATCTATTGGATAAGGTGCTAGGTCTACAGCTTTACCTTCCATATGCTTTGAATACTTTACTTTACTTAAACCTTGCTTTAAAAGCTCTTCCTGTCTTTCACTCGACCTTACACCCTCAATAATTGTAACATCCATAATCTTAATTAACTCATTAAGGACGCTTACTAATCTAGCATCTACACCCTTTAAGCGTTCTTTAGACTTTTTTCCGAATCTAAACATTGTATTAATTATACATAATATTATATCATCTTAACAATACTAAATTAAAATTTTGCTCCGGTCATCCAATTATAGGTCTTTTTAAACTTTCTATAGACTTGACTTTCTTTTGTATCTACCATCTTATCTTTTTTAGTTTTTTGAGACTTAGGTGGTTTGGCAAAGTAGTCTGCATAATATAAACCGTCTAACAAGTCATCGTGTTTTGGCTTAGGATGTTCAAAAAATTCATCTACGATTTCTGTCATGTGCCTGTATATGTACAGTTTTTTAGAATTAACAATTTGACCAAGTGCTGTTTCAAGTCTATCTTCTTTTTTTATTCTAGCTGGTGGTTTTACGCCTTTAAATATTCCGGGCATTAATCTTTTTTCTTTTACAGACATTCGAGTTACCATATCCCTTACCATTTCTTGTGCCGCAACTGTTTCGATTGTCACTCTTCTTACTGGCGAGTATTTCTTTGCATACTTAATAATTTTTGATGGAATATCAAATGCCGGGATTCTTTCCCTAAAGTAATCTAAAATATATCTGTTTTTGTTTGCATCAATCCCCATAACTAAAATAACTTGATAGTCAGAAGTTTCACTTGCGGTAGCAGCCAAATCAACTCCAATATACACATTGACGGGAATTGCATCTTCACCTTCTATGATGTAAGGCATATTGCCTTGAGTTTTAAAAACACCATTGTAATATTGTATTCTATCTATTTTAAATGCAGCATTACTTACGTCACGTGCATCATTCATATACTCCTGTGCAAACTTATTGACTAAGCCAGCCTCAATAAACTCTCTTTTCTTTGACTCTAATTTTTTAGTAGAAAACTGAGATTCCCACAAGGGTTTGCCATTTTCAATCGCTCTGTAAAAGTTGACATCCCAAGGATAGGGTCTTTTTTCTTCTACTGCTTTTCTGTAACCATCATACGTCATTTGTAAATAAGAGTCAAAATGTACGATTGTACCAGATAACCATATCCAACCTTCATTACCCGGAGTTTCTTCTAGTGCTGGGTATACTGTGGATACAATCCATTTTTTTATATCAGCTCTACGTTCTGGTGTTTTTGTATTCAACTCAGACTCAAAGTCATCAAGGACAATACCTGTATAACGAACATCTACTTCTGCACGACCCCTAAGTCTTTGAGATGTTCCTTTTGAGATAACCCTATCCCCTTTTGTTGTGACAATATCCTTTTCTGTCCATCGCTTACCAACTGTTCCTCCATCCATATTACCAAAATAATATTTTATCATCTTATTGTTTTCAAAATGAGACCTTAAATATTTTAAATGGTCAATAGATTGACTTTGTTCTTCTGATACCCAAGCAATAAAATGTTGACTATCATCTTTTGCAAAACAAAGCTTGTGCATAATCGCTGCTTTAGCGATAACAGACTTCCCATGACCTCTGGGTATGATATTGCATATACGAGCACCGGGTTTAGTATCAATCATTTTTTTAGCCATTTCGTAATGAAAGGGTGCTGATTGTGATTTGTTTAAAAAATCTTTAGGCAAAAACGCTCTGCCAAAATAAATTAAATCATTAAATGAGTTTTGAAGCACGAGGTCTTTACGCTTCATTTCACTTGGACTAGGGTTTATATTAAAATCACTCAAGCTTCACCTGTAACTTGACTAAATATATCGAAATCCCCTATTATTAAAATTCTATCTTTTAAATCAAATTCGCTATTACATATCTTACAAACCCAACCTTGAAGATTATCGTCTGAATTTAAAACTGGTATTTTGTTCATTATGTCAAAAGCAATAAGCTCACAATCACAAGCTGGACAATGAGACGCTCCGTATATTAATTGTTCTACTTCTTCAATTTTAGCAACTCGTATTGGAATCAATATGCTAGTTTTCCTCTCCACTTGGAAGAACTCCTGTCTTAAACGCATTTAACTTTTC